TCCATAATTTCGTCTGCTCGTTTCTCGTATTCCTTGATAGTCATCTTAGCTACTTGGGATTCACGCAGGTAGCTAGAACTATCATTTGGCTCTGGTGCAGCAGCACGTTTGCTCTTAACTGAGCTTGCTGCGCCCTTGTCTGAACTGTTGGTACGCTTTGTTACAATACCAGTGTCAGCCTTGTAAAGATCAATAACGCGAGATACAGATTTAGCATCGTCTGTATTCTCATATAAGGCATCCTGTACCCACTTAGGTTGCTTCTCTGCCCATGTATGGAAGGCATCATCTTCACGGATGGACACAAAGTCAGGGTGCATCTGTGTTAACTCTGCTTCAGCTTTCTCACGTCTTGCTGTAGAGCGTAACTCTTCTATCTCTTTCAAACGTCCGTCTAGTTCAGATGCACGTTCATTAGCTTTCTTATCAGCAATAGCTTCAACAATACCAGCAACATCTGGATACTTCTTAGCCCAAGCTTCTACCTCATCTTCTGACTTAGGTAGTACAAGTTCATTCTTAGTAGCTGCATCCAGTTGAGCTTGGAGTTTATCTAGCTGTGATTGAAAAGCCTTTTCCTTTTCCTGCGTGTGGCGGCGAAGGTCACCGTACCGTTTCTTGAAGTTCTTCTCCTCACCGCTTAGCTCAGAATCATCTTCTTGTGCTTCTGCTTGAGGTTCTTCTTCTTGTTGGGTACTACTCTCTGCCTGAACTGTGCGCTCGACAGACTCTGAGCTACTGGATTCCTCTTCAACAGTTTCTTCTTCTGTTTCATCTGTCTCGCCACGTGCTTGCTTTAGCAGTGCCTCTAGTTCTTCTTCATCACGCTTAACACGTGCTGCGTTTCTTTGGTGTGAAGCTGATGTAGTTTGGATCAACTTCTTTTCAATCTCTTGAGGCTCTGAAATCATGTTATACTCCTTTATGATGGGGCCAGCCGTAGCTGGGTAGCCTTATAGTTATTGCGTAGTTTGTAGTTATTTCTTCTTCTTCTTGCGTTTCTTAGTTACAAGAGCGCCTTTGTTTAGCCCGTCTTCATCAGCCCCTGCTGTAAACGAACCGCCATCTGGTGTGCTGTAGGTAGTTTCTGTTACACTACTTCCACTTGGGTCTGTAGTAGTGCTACTGCTTATAGGTGTATACGCATTGCTGTCGTTACTGTCTGCGTCACGGACCCATGCGGGTTGTGCGCGTCTTGCTTCCGCAGCCGCAATCTCAGCCTGTCGTGCTTTAATCTCCGCCAATCTTTTACGAGAAGCCTCAGCCTTTGCTTGTGCAGCTTCAAAATTAGACTGTATTGTTTCTGCATAGGGGGTTGGACCGTTATCGTAAGGGGATGTAACATCCCCAGCAACTACCTCTGGAGTGTAACCAGCTGCAGCGGGTTCTATTGCGCCTAGAGGGACTACTTCACCTGGCTCGTATTCACCCTCTAAGTTGCTATTCAAGTTCACAGTCTCTAGTGGCCTTTTCTTAGCCTCTTCAAGTGCTGCAGCTTCTTCTTCAGTCTCTGGGAAGAACTCATCCTTCAGAGCACCAAACACACGACTGATAAGACCTGGCTTATCTTTCTTAGACGCCTCAAGCAAACCTTCTAGTACAGCTTTATCTGCTACAGAAGTACCTTCGTCACTAATCCTGCGTTCAAGCTCATTCTCTAAACGTCTAGCGCTATCCATAGCAGCACCTTTGATGAAGAGACCTAAGATAGGATTTACTGCGCCTGCTGCGGTAGCAATCAAGTTCATCTTAGGAGACTTCTGTTCTTCTAGCATATCTGCAATCTCTTCAGTAGTAAGCTCCTTGTAGTTGATAGCCTTAGCTATAGGCGGTGGCGGGGGTGAGTCATCACTACTACTTGTTACAACTTGAGGGGTGGGTTGCGCTTCTGTTATGTCTTCTTCAGTAGCTTCGCTAGTTACAAGAGAATACCCTGGAGGAATGTTTGTCTGAGGTTTACCGTTAATGTGTGTGATGTAGATGGTGTGACCACTCTCATTCTTATATGCTCGTACCTCTACCATAGGGGCGCTACCAGAGCTTTCATACCCTAAGCCAATACCTTCAATGCCTAAGCCCAGCGCACCCATCTCATCGTAACCTTCGTCACCGGGTGAAAGAGCATAGCCACCTTCCGCCATCTCCATAGGTTGACCGTCATCCACAACCTCTAGCTCAGAGATGTCAAACATCATGTCATCTTCTGGTTCAATGACTTCCATGCCGTCTACAGGCTCACCACCAATGCGACCATTCTCTTCCATGTCTTGGTAGCCGAACTTAGCTTTAGCACGTAAGTCTTCAAAGTACTTAACGCCATAGTAGCGTACTACGTCAGCAGGTACAACATATTCACCTTCACTTAGTTGTGCAGGGATGTCATCACGTACTTCTTCTGGCATAGAACCTAGTGGAACTTCGTTGCCGGACACAGGATCAACACCCTGAGTGTTATCGGGTACAGAGTCTAAGTCTAGTGTACCACCTTCTGCGAAGGCCATTTCCATCTGTTTATCCATTGCTATACCGCCTTCGTTGAACATTCTTAGTTTACCATCTTTGGTACGTACTGCCATCTCTTTCATCTGTGAGATGGTTGGTTTCTTTACATTCCTAGCTAATACAAGTGGCCCGACTTGTATAATCTCTTCTGCCTCAAACACAGGCATACCTGTTTTCTTGTCATAGAAGGCGCTGCCACGATATGGGTTCATACCAACCTGTACCCACTCATCTGAGTCGGATGCAATAATATCTGCTGCTTGACGTTGCAGATCATAAGGGTCTTCAGATGTGTACTCACCAAAGATACGTGCGATAGTAGCCTTGTTTTGTTTATCTGGTTCACCAGTCTTTTTGCTGATAGCATCTTGTAAAGTTTTTCTGTCTGTACGTGTGCCTCTAGCAATATCTAGTGCTGTATCTGCATCAGAACCAAACCTAATGTTTTTAAGTCTGATTGCCTGACCATAGCCTACAACAGTTCCTGCTTTTTGATTGCCATTGTGTATAGACACAACCCACTTATTGTAGTCATCATAAGCAGGTATGTCTAGGCGAGAAGAAACAACCTGACCTTCTGCTAAGTCAGCGCCATCAACGCCTAAGATTGGATACCTAGTTCCTTTTTTACCTAGCGCACCTTGCACCTCAGTTAATGTAGGCAGGAGTTCCATAACTTCTTCTGCTGTGTATTCTCTTGGTGCAGGAAAAGCTTCCTCTATACGCTTCCTAGCTTCTTTAGATGTTACACTACCCTCTATCAAAGCCTGTGCTGCAGCTTGTGCGTCAGGTAAGTTCTTCTGTCTTTGAGTTTCTGGTAGCTTGTTTTCTGTACGCCACTGCTCCAACGCTTCAGGATCGTTGCGTAGACGTGATGCTTCTAGTGCATCTGTATCTCTGTCAATCGTAAATGAGCTTGGTTTACTGGTAGGTGCTTTTGTAGACATAAACTTATTGTAAGATTTACGAATAGCATCTTCAGTTACAGCATAGTCTACCAACTCTCTTTGGTAACCTGCACTTAGTAAAGCTTCTGTTAGATCTTTATTGCTACCAGCTTTATCGAAGTACCTGTCAAAAACAGAATCCGCAGCATCATCAAACGACATATCCTCACCTATGGACGTGCTCATCTTGTTGAGCAATTGTTGTCGCCTTGCGATACCTTTTGCTGCATCTCGAATACTGTTGTAGTCCACTGTGGCTGCTAATGCGTTTTTGTAATCCTGCAAAGATACTGTACCTTGGCCTGTATCTAAAGCATCTACTAAAGCCTTTTCTATCTTGGGAATATTATCCTTTATGACACTCGCAATTCTTCTTTTTGTTTCTGCTAAAGATTCTTTAGCACCTGCTCGTTTGTAAATATCTGCATAATCTTCAAGCTCAGCATCAGAAAGGTTTAACTCGTTAAAGTCAAAGTTATCAAAATTTTTACGAACACTGGGTACTTTAGGGATTCGACTAGTTGCGTCTATCACATTGTCGGAACCCTTAACTGTATCCGCACCCCTACGAATCATAGACTTTGCTGCACTACCTAAACCTGGAATAAGACCTATAACCTCAGCACCAGCTAGTGCACCAATCTTCAAGTAGTTAGGACTTTCTTTCTCTAACTCAGATGTAATATCTCGTACTGTATAAGTAGTACCAACTCCGGGTAAGCTCTCCCAACCAAACTGGGCAGCTGCCTTAGCAGCCTCTACAGTCTCATCAGGATCAACGACACCTACACCATAGGCGCTTGCCATTGCTAGGGGGTCTGACTCATAAACCTCTCTAAGCTTATCATCCATTCACTTTATCCCTCAAGTAGTGTAGATTGCGCAAGGCACGTATAGCACCCTGATGCCTGTACAACTCTGCAGTATCAGAGATGTTCTCCATGCTCTTATGCGTGTATGAGATGCGCTCTTCTAACTCAGAAACAAACGCATCCCAAGAAGCTTTATCGTTTACGAAGCTCTTAAGCGACATTACCGCTAAACCCTTGTTCACCCGGTGTAGGCGCTGTGCCAATGCCTATCTGAGAGCCACCACCCCCTGAGGTGTCCTGTACGCCCTGTGGAGCCTGTCCTTCTGGCGCTGGGCTACCTTGGGGTGCGGGAACGCCTTCCGGCCCTGCAGGGGGCTGTGCGGGAGCCTGAAAGCCTTTTAGGATCTCAGCTTGGATAGCAGCATCACTCATTGAGTTAGTAACCTTGTCTGGGTCAAGATCCATAGACTTAGCAATCTCACGAATGATGTAGTCCATCTTAGCAAAGGGAGCTAGGACTGGGTTCTGTGCAACCTGCAAGAACTGCATCAAGCGTTGTGACCGTACTTCGTTAGCCATTAAGCTCTCTGTACCAGAAGCATGTACTTCCAAATCACCACGGATAGACTCATCAAAGTCAAACTGCATGTTGAACGAGAAGAAAGCTTTACCTAAGGGGCGAAGCAGATAGTCATCTACGTTCTTAACTACCGTCCGAATACTACCGTTAGCAGCAGACATAAGCATAGAAATACCAGAAGCTGTACGCCCAACGCCAGATACTCCGGTTTGTCCGTGAGCGAAGCTAGGGAATCCAGTACTCTCATCTGCTAGAACTCGTGCCTTATCAAACAGTTGCATATTCTCTTGTGCTACGTTGGGGAACTTGGTGCCAAAGATAGCTTGCCCTGGTGCGCCTCCGGCCCTGCGGAACACCTTGCCGGGGTACACAGATAAGTCTTGGCCTGGTGTGAGGTTCGTCTCATCTACTTCGATGATAAGATTACCAGATAGTGCAGCGTTGTCAATAGCCATACGCATAAAGCCATTCATCAATGTCTGCGTATCATCCATGTTCTCAGCAATACCTACACCAAAGAAGGAGTAGGGGTTATGCTCATAAGGTACAGCATAGTAAGGAATACGTGTAGGTTTGAAGGGGTTAAGTACGAAACGTAGTACCTCACCGTTACAAATCCATACGTTACAGTTAACTTCGTCTAGGTCTTTTAACGCACTAGGAATCTTAACACCGTGCTCTTCAAGAAGGTCTGTATCTACAAAACCCCAGAACTCTAGTACTTCCCAACGCTCAGAGGATGGCTGTGTATCGTCATCTTCCATAGTCATTTCCCAGTACTTCTGTACGTAGTCTGGGCCTTTGTCTACAGCCATCTGTACTGCATCAGACATGAAGTAAGGACGGTTCTTCAGAGAGCGAAGCTGTGTGCGAGACATCTTATGACGCTCAACTGTATATTCAGCATCGTCCATAGACTTAGCTTCTGGGTCAGGGTAGAAGTCCCAAGAAGAAACGTGGCTACACTCTGGTACTGTCTTTACAAGAGGGTCATACTCACCTTCATCATTCCAGTTAGGGTATTCTTTATCTACAGCGAATGGACCCTTCATGACACCTGTGCCAAGTAGAGCCATCTCAAAAGCCATAGAACGTAGATGGGTAGAAGCACCAGACTCCTGAAGCTGATCGTGAATCTTCTTTTCCATCTTCTTAGCTGCAATCATAGCTGGGTGAAATGACACTGCAGATGGTGTAGTTCCGTCACCCTCAATGATCTTATCAGATACAGCCTCAAGCTTACTGTTTAAGCCACCCATACGAGCCTGAAGATCCATAAGGGTCTCACCAGGTTTTAGTGTAGTGTCACCACTAATCAGGTAAGGACTAGGTGGTTTCTGTTGTGTTACAGCTTTTAACGCATCACCTGCAGCCTGAGCCTTAGGGTCAATGTTAATGTGTAATGCTTCAGCAACACCGTCTGGCAACACGGAAGGATTGACTGAGAGGGGAAACCTGTTGTTACCAAAGAGAACATCTACAATCTGACCATAGGCAGCAAGTGTCTTAGTCTTAGTAACCTTAACAAATACACGTGATTTCTCTGTATCAGTGAACTGAACGTCAGAACTATATAGCCCACGATAGTTGCGATATGCTTTGAGCCAACGCTGTTCGTCTGCGTATCGTGCATCTTCTGCCCGTGAGTAACGCTCTTGCACGAAAGATACTACGCTATCCTTACGTTCAAAGATACTGTCTGTACTGTCTTCCGCAGCAATGACTTCATCTGTCTCAAACATTTCTTCTTGTTCTGCCATGTGTTAGTATCCGAATGTTGTGTCACTAGCTTGGAAGCCAGAGCGCTGTGTTGCAGGGTTGAAGTCCCAGATGCTGCTGCGTGGACGTGTCATTACACCATATCGCAGAGCATCATACAAGTGATCTTCTGCATGTGTGTCTACATCCTCAGGGTTTCTTTTGTCCAGAGGGATGCTAGGTATCTGCGCAATAGTGTTTGTGCAGTTGTTCATGAATACTAGGCGAGGCTTCTCAGTGAACTCATCTACTTGTAAACGCCTATGTATTTCGTTTTTTCCTGCGACACGAGAGCCACGAGAGCGATCTGACGGACGCCAGCGGCATCCCTTCATAATCATTTGCTCTGCTAGTGATGGCCCCGTGTCGCCACGGTTGTGCCACAAAGAAGAGTCTAGCACCCCGTATCTCATACCGCCATCTTTTTTCTCTAGGTCTAAGATCATATCAGCTAGATCAGTAGCTGTAACTTTAGAGCAATAGAGTTCTCTGTAAACAATGAGTTGTTCGTCTGGTGCAACAGCAAACCAGAGAACCCCCGTATAAGATCCGTAGCCGTAGTCACAAGCTCTAAACTTAGCCCAGCTTTCGGGAACTTCAAAAGCGTCAACGACATGCTGAGATCGGTTAAACTCTGGGAATGCGGCTCCATCGTTAATATCCCAATTACCTTCTAGGAGTTGCTTCCTTTGGTGCTCGGGTAATGATAAGAGCATCGCCTCGTAGTCACCCGCTTCAGCAAGGTAGGGGTTATCGAAGAGAGATGCAGGTATAAACCTACGCTTAAACAGAGGCTGACCTGCTTTGCTGTGTCCCTCAGGGTAGGTAATCGTGTCGCCTGTTTCAATATTTGTAGCCCAGAATGCTTTGTTTGAAGGGCCAGGATCAATGAACATCTTCTTAACCCACTGATGCCCAGCGCCGCCAGGGTTAGTCGTAGCCCTCATGTAAAGACCTAAATGTCGTGCTGAGCTACGTAGACGTGATCTCATGTAGTCCCAAGCATAAGGACTAGACCACTGAGTAAGTTCGTCAAAGCCTATCCAGTTAAACGCTTGCCCTTGGTAGCGAGTAACATCTGTATCTTTATCCAAGTAGGACATCCAGAGACGCCCACCTTTTGGACTAGTCCACTGCGACTTTCTCTCTGACCACTTGATACCTGGTACTGCACGTGGGTATAACTCCTGCGACTTCTGTATAAGTTCCCTAAGTTCTTCTGTAGTGTGACGTACAAGTAGGCCACTAAAGTTAGGATCGTTCAAACCGTGTAGTGGGTCAGCTAACATAGCGTAGGATTTGCCACCACCAGCTGCGCCACCATAGAGAACTTCCCGCTCTGAAGAACTTAGGAAGTTTGTCTGAGGGCCGGGGTTAGGCTTGAACACGACCTCTTGTGCTACATCCACGTCATACTCAGGAGCGACTACCTGTGCAGGAACAGTCGGTACACTAGGGGTGGCGACTTGTTCTACTGTCTCTGTCGGACTCTGCGTATGCCCCGACCCCTTGGCTTTCGAGTTTTTCGATTTCCGCAAGGGTTTCTTCGAGCCACTTGGCAAGCTTACGTTTAACTGCAGATGCTTTTCTACGTCTTTGCTCAACTTCGATTCTCTTCTTTAAGCCCATATGAGATATGTAACGGCCTGTTTCTTTGCTCAACCACTGAGCTACCGCACGATAACTATACTGCTTTAGATGTCGCTTTGCAAGCTCTAACGCTTCAAGCTCATGTTCAATCGGTTCTAGAAGCTTGTCATTGTCTGGATGTAGTTCATAGCCCCAAGGTATCTTCTTAGTTACACGGACTATTGTGTGCCATTGTTTGTTGTGATCTTTGGGTGGTTTTGGTAGTTGCCAAAATCCTAGATCTCTTGTCGGAATACTTATTCGTTCGTACCTTCTTTTGGTGGGAGATAAAAGATGCCACCACTTGATGTGACATCCACTTTATCTACCTTACCAAGTCCTGCACGATCTAGCAAGTCTTTTGCTGCGATCATCTTCTCTTTTATGCCTAACTCAGTAGGGTCATAGAGAGCACCTACCATAGACATAGCAGCTTTAGGGGCGACACGGGCGAAATAGGTGCGTGTCTTCTCACCTATCTCGTCCTTCAGAGATTCCACAATAGCCGATGTGCTACTTGTTTCCCCATACCCTGCCAGCTTTTTAGCAGCAACAGCGTCACCGTTAGCCTCATCAAAGAGGACTTCAAGGAACTTAAGTTGCTTTTCGGTTAGATTTCTCGCCATAGGTAAACTCTCTTATCTGACCACGTGCAATACCGATGTCACGTAGTTCTTTGTCGCTCATGTTCTGAAGTAACCAGAAGTCTGCACGAGCTTGTTGTGCTTCCTGTAAAGCCTGAAAGCCTCGTTGAAAGAAATTTAGCATCACTATCTCCTTTGTTGTGTGTGCGGAGATAGTTATACTCAGTTAGCGGTAACTTAGTACCACCTGTTTTTGCATACCCGTTATTCGTTATACGCCAGAGAAGGTCTCTGTTACAGTTAGGATAGTGTCTACATGTGCTGCTGTATCAGGCGTTACTTGTATCTTATCACCTGCAGCCAGTACTAGCTCAATGTCAGAGAAAGTTATATACTCATTAGCACCCAAGTTCTTACCTGTAAGAAAGTGTGACGTGTAAGTATCTGCCGCTACATACCACTCAATCTCAATGCTAGTGTTGCCTGATGTATTGATAACGTGAAGATAGCTTACCTCAGCCACACAGTTAGGAGGACATGTATACACATCCTCTGTAGTAGTACCAGTATTATGCCCATAGACAGAACGCCTACGAGCAGGTCTACCTTGGTGGTTGAGTGTAACAGCCATTACTTCTCTTTCTTACTCACAGCAGCCTTAACTTTCTTAGGCTTAGGTTTATCCATCTCGACCTGAGCTTTACGGCAGATCTCTGTGATGTTGTAATCGCTACAGCCTACATTGCCGAAGCGATCCTCAGATGCTGCTTGATTGCCACGTTCATCCCAAACACAACCATGTTCGTCAATCCGGTAGCCGTGCGCTTCTAGCGCCTTCTTATACTTCTCGTAGAACTTCATCTACTTACCTTTTTTCATGGGGCGTTCTGCTGGCATAGACGCACCACAGTAACCACCTTTGTTGTAGCCTTTTTTAGCCATACCACCGTATGCCATCTTCTTCTTAGGCATTTTCATCTTAGCGCCGCCACAGTTGCATTCGCCGCCCTTACCACAAGTACACTTCATGTCTTTTTCCTCTTAGCTGTTTTAGCTGCAGCCTTAAAAGCAGCTGCTGTTGGTGCGCCCTTAGTACCGGGCTTACGCATCTTCTCATTACTACCCGCTTTAATACGGGCCTTCTTCTTAGCTATATTCTTGTATAGGGACACTACCACTTCACCTTATCTGCCCAGTAAGCTGCACTCATCTTGCCCTTACTGATATTCTT